AAGTGTGCCATTAGTAAGTAATACTCCCGCTCGCTGTGAATTTGTAAATATGATAACCGCCCGAAGTCGTATATGTCGGTGATCCGGTTGTCGATGTGGCAGCCTGTAAAGCTCTTACGATAACTACGCCTGATCCACCATTACCACCAGCAAGAGTGTCACCGCCACCGCCACCGCCGCCGCCAAGATTGGCAGTTGCGTTAGACCCAGCACCTCGGACATTTGTCCCACCAGCGCCCGCACCGGAAGCATCAGCACCAGCACCGCCGCCAGTAGGAGCATTAACAGCGCCACCGCCACCTCCAGCGTAATTAACTGCTGAACCAGTAATTGAATTAGAAGTAGCAGCGCCGCCATTTCCACCGGTTGTTGTTGTTGTTGAATTTTGACCTACCGCAGCAGAACCACCACCACCTGAACCAGCCCCAGGATTTGCCGAAGTTCCGCCGCTATAACCTTCCACCGGCGAATAACTACCGGCATTACCTGAACCACCAGCTCCACCATTAGCGCGACCACCGCCACCGCTTCCTCCATTTGCGCCAGCAGTATTTGAAGATGATCCACCACCACCGCCCCCAGAAGCTGAAGTGCTGTTAAAACTAGAACTAGAACCTGCGCCGCCCTTATTGGCTGCGGTTGTTGAACCAGCGCCACCGCCGCCTACTGTGACTGTATAACTGACGCCCGGAGTTAATGATTGAGAGGTGAAATAACGATATCCACCAGCAGCACCACCACCACCAGCGTCAAAACCGCCACCAGCACCACCGGCAACAATTAAATAATCAGCGGTAATACTTCTTGGATAATTTTGTGCCGCAATAATCCCGAGAATTGGCATTAGGCAATATCTCCGACTACATACCAAGTATCGGTAGCGACCTTAATACAAGAAGCGGCTGAATATTGAGCGCGTAGTTTTGGAGCTGTTGAGGTTGCTCCGGTCGATGCGATTGTGGTCGTTCCGGAAGTGACTGCCTTGATGGTGGTCTGTCCAGCCCCAATCTGAATTACATTAATTACTGATCCAATCGGAAAAGCAACATTGGCGTTTGTTGGAATAAGAAAATCGTTAGCGCTGGCAATATTCATCGTAACGAGCTTGTTGCGATTATCTGTTAAAACGGCTGTATAAGTCGCGGTCTGAGCGTTTAGTGTCAATTTAGCTAAAGCATCATCGAACCCGTTACCGATGGTTCGCATCGCCGATGCGCCATTCTTTACAAGATCCGTATCGTCCGGCATTGTGATACCTAATATCGAGGTTGTTGCCATTAGCTGATTACTCCTGTCGCTGTTGCCCAAGTAAGTGTAGCCGATAGTGTGTTCCAAGCCTCGGAAGCGGCTACATCTTCCCAAGCCTCGGTAAAGGTATTAAATTCCGTTGGGCTAAGTCTAAGGGTTAGATATAACCCATTAACGGAAGCTCTAAAGTTCCACCCCTCAACGAAGCCTAAGAATGTCCCGTTGGAGATATTGGTTGGAAGATTACGAATCGCTACGGGTAAGCCCATAGCCACATTTAGCAAAGCATCTCGATCGGTGTCATCAATTTCTGGCGATTGAAGGGGAAAGGTTATCGATTGAAATTCCGCGTAAGGATTAGCCCTAAGACCAATAATCTCATCGGCGAAATCTTCGACATCTGAAGCGCTTTTTAAGTAGCTGTTAAATTGCTCGGTGTAAAGCCCATAATTTGCTTGGCTGGTTAAATCCTCGGCTGTATAGCGATTATTGAAATTGTTGCCATAATCAACAATAAGTTTATTGACAAGGTTGCCCTGACGGGTTATGGCACTTATGCCCGCGCCTAGCGCGTGACCGCCATCGAGCTCGGTGTAGCCATTAGCCTCAAGGTAATCCTGTCTATGGCTAGCGTCGGCGTATGAGATACGGCCGGAAGCATCCTCATAGAGATATCCACTAGCGCTTGAGCTAATGTCTTGCGCAATGCTGGCAATAATGCCATCGCTTATTTGACGGCTTACCATCGTATATTCGCCCGGGTCGATTGTGCCTAGTCCCACATTACCGGCGTTAGCCCAAGTAATCGTAGCCTCATAATCGTTCCATATCAGAGAAGGTGATACTTCATTCCAAGACTCCGTAAGAAGCTCATCTAGTAAATCTTGAATCTGAGCGCCGTCTAAGGCTTCGGCAAGGTTGCCATCAAAAACCGCTCGCTGGAGTTTGGCTAATGCGCCGACGGCAATAATATTAACCCTTGTAACTGTGGCTGTGCTTCCAGATGAATTAACCTCGATGGCGATATCTGAGATACGGCCGCCAAAGATTGGCACATAAATGGAACTAGAATCTTTAACCTCTACTGTTATCGAGGTATTTACTGTCCAATTGTAAGAAGTGTTATTTGTGTTAATGATATTGAGATTACAATAACCCGGAAGTGTCGCATCATTAAAATCTGTTCGGCCACCAGTAATCGTTAAACCGACTAGCGTAATGTCTGTTACATCATCGCCGTTAGCGGTAACTTTCCACTCGGGAGACCATAGGCTCATAGAATTTGCGCCTGTGATCTAATTCCGCCGCCGCCACCCGTTCCCCTGTTGGTTGCGGTATTGAGAGCATCTACTACGGCTCTGCTAAATCCTTCTTCATCTATGACGCTTGGGGCTTGGACAATAACTGTTACGCTGCGTTCTTCGGCAGCTCTAAAGCCAGCGACATTTAATCCGCCCAAACTGCTAACGCCATAATTAATAACATCTCCTGATTCGCGAGCTCTGAATTCGGCTAAGGAAGTTGGCAAGACTGGGCGCATATCTGTAATTGCTTCAGCGACAATCTTGGCTGATTCTTTGGCCGCGCTCGTATCTGTGTTGGTAGTTGATGAACCGCCACCGGCCGAACTGCCACCGCCAATAGATCCGCCACCGATTGATGGTGCTGTGATTTTGGGCGTAGGAACGCTGGGGACACCGGACTTAGAAGTTGATGGGGCGGAGCCTAAACTTGGAGCTGAGATTGTGCCCACATTCGGCAGGAATGGAATTGCGTTATAGGCGCGAATTAAAGTGTTTATAGCATTGATGGCAAACTCAACTGCTGTCTTGATGCCATTAACGACTGCGCCAATTACATCCAATATTCCGCCAGCAATCTTGCCGATGAACCTTAAAGCATCACCAAAACCTTCCACAATAATTGGGATTACATATTGGCGAATAAAATTGTAAAGAGTTGTTAAGGATTCTTTATTGCGCTCAATAGCATCAGTCACCGGACGGATAGCCGCATCCTTAAATTCAATAAACTTAGGGATGACTACATTGATGAAATAATCGAGAAGTCTTTGAAGGGTTGGCAATAAAGCCGCTCCGACTGTTTCCTTTGTTTCATCGAAGGTAACTTTAAGTCGAGCGATTTGACCTTCGAGAGTATTGGCTTGGACTGTTGCTGCGCCCTTAAAGGTGTCCGCCAATTGTTTCATTGTGCCGTCTAGCCCAAGAGTCTTAATTTCGGCAGTTGATAAACCAATGCCCAAACGGGCTAGGCTGGAAGTGTTGCCCTCATAAGCCTTGCCAAGCGCATTGGATACCGCGTTAAGGTCTTTGCCGGTAGCTGCGCTGATATCAAGCGCTAAAGTAAGAGCCTCGCTCGCATCAGTTAGAGAGCCGGTAGCAGTTGCCAATCTTTGATAGGCAGGACGAAGTTGATCATCCGCAATTCCGTTGGCTAAGGATAATTTAGTTATTTGCTTTTCAACGGCCGATATTTGATCCTCGGTGGCTCCGGTTACATTCTTAAGAGCATTGGCCAATCGAAGTTGCGCGGCTTCATCTTCAATAGCCGCCTTAACGCCATCGATTAATAATTTGCCAGCGTAAGCGGCAGCAGCAGCCGCAGCAGCAGCGAAAGCAGCAGCCGCGACTTTGCCAAACTTTTCTAATTTACCGCCAAAACCTTCGACTTCTTTAGAGCCTGTATCTAAATTCTTTTTAAGATTATCTACATCGGCAAGGATGGAAAGTTTAAGGGTTCTATTACCGGCCATTAATCATCCCACTTCTTAAGTATTTCGCTAAACGCATCTTCCCATTTTCTCACTAATTCAGGCTGAATTTTGCGAAGGGTTGGGTAAATAAAGTAGCCAGAGTTGCCGCGTCCTTTTGTCGGAGTTCGGCGAGGGAATTGTCGATAACGATTAGATCCGAATTCAAGACCCGCCCAGAGTATTTGTGTTGTGCCACCACCAGAAAAGCGCTGAGAGGCAAAGCCGTAAGAGAATTCTCCAATTTTACTTGACTTGGATACTCGAACCCCGTCCGCGACTCGTTGGACTGCCGTAGCTGCGACCATTCTCGATCCGGCTGCGATTTTAATTTGATCGGCTGCGAATTGAGCAAGTGCGTTAGATTGGCGTTTAGCTTGGTCGATAGACTCTTGATCCATCGCCTTGAAAGCCGCCATAATAGAACGAAGCTCGCGGCGATCATAAGAGATCGGCTCATTTGCCATTCCTTCGCTCCAATACTTCAATCGCCGTTAGTAAGTCTTCCGCGTTTTCCCAATATGACATCGGGATTCCGGTAGCTATTGCCAGCTCTATTAAGAGCCGGTTTAGGCTTCCGGCTGGGTAGCTTTTGGGTCTTCAGAGTCTCCGATTATTAGCTCATCGACTGTTAGTTCCCAAACATCATAAGCCTTAGTCGGCTTACCGGCTGCGGCTCTGACATAGGCGGAGTGAGCTAAGAATAAGAAGTCGGTCTGCTGGTAATTACTTATGTCGGTCATTTTATAGATCGACTTACCAGTTTTGCGTTCCCACTTAGCCCACTCAGGAAGCCCTGCGGTGTAGGTCTCCACTTCGCCATTTGTGTATTTAATTGTTAGGTTTAACTTCATCTCCCGATCTCCCTATTTCTCTTAACTGAAGGTTTCTGTTGGGGTTCCGACTACTGTCATCGTCCAAGTATCTGTCAAAGCGCCTGGGGCTGCGCCACCGGCACTTGGGAAGATTGGAAGAACATTGAAAGCAAATACTGCGCCGGATACTGCGGTGAAGCTGACGGCGAGTGTGGTGTTTGGAGCTGACTCTGCGTCTGCCCACATTGCCTCAAACAAGGATGAGGTTGCGCCCCAGTCCTGAAGAAGCTCAATTGTGAAAGTCCATTGTTTATCGACGGACTTGTAAGCGCGGCCATCAAGAGTCTGGTAGGTCTCAATAATGGTGTCGCAAGAAAGGGTCGCTGATGTCGCTTGAGCATCGTAGGACGCTGTATCAAGCGTAAAGGTGACATCGCGGCCGGTAATTACTGTTGTTGGCACTTTGATCTCCTTAAGAAGTTTGCTCGTAGCGGACGCTCAAGCGGATATCGGAAACTAGAACATTCTGGACTCCGATTTGAGTTACCGATGGTCTTTCAACTGTCGATAGCTCATACTTGGACGCTGATAGAGCGCCAAGAATACTAATAACTAATTTCTCGAGATTGTCGAGAGAAGCTGGGTTGGACATATACGCAACTCCAACCGAAATAACATAATTTAGATTAACTCGCGTTGGGCTGCGCCCGATTGTCTCCAATTCCATATAAGGGGAATCCGGAACGATAGCCGCGAAAGGGACGGCTGGAGATTCAGGGACTACATCATAAACATTAGCAGCGACACTTGCTAAGGCTGTTTTAATTGCGCCTCTAACATCACCGGAGATTGTGCTGGCTGGCATCAGCCCACCATCGATCCAGTATCGAGATATGCTCCTAAGAGTCCGGAGACTCGGTTAAAGAGTGAGCGGCCTAGTCTGAATGGGCTTTGTGCTGGGCTAAAATCTACGCCTTCTACTTGAACTCCAGTTGTTCTTTGTTGAAAAACCTCGCAGCTAATAGCAAGGACGGCAGATTCAACAGCTGCGTTT